TGAACGGATTTTTCCGCGCATAGCGTCGAGACGCTTAGCTCCCTCTTTATTGGAGCCATCGCCGAGCATTGCAACTGTTTCTGCGTCAATCACGTATTCACCATCTGAGAGTTTAGCATCAATGGTGTCTGCTCGACCAGAACCTGCTCCTTGAGCGAATCGGGCAACAGCTGACAGAGCGCCACCTTGCGCCAGTTTTGGCGGAGGGGTGGTCGCTGGTTGCATATTATAAGCGCCAGAAGTGATTTTTGGCCAACTCCGCGCCATGTATTCAGTCAGGCTCAAATTGTTAGCATTGGCATCACCCTGCAATTTGTTCCAGTCCCAGCTGACTGAAGGGCGATTGAAGTACTCCTGCTGCTCGGGAGACATTTTGCTGACCGCCTGTTGAACCTGCGGAGGAGCGCTGCTGAGACTACCCAAAAGCGTAGCACCCATCAAAATGTTCTTAGGTGAGAACATATTACCCGTGTCAGACCCAGCACCTGCGGTTTTTAACTGCCCGAGCGGAGACTGCGTAGGCATTTTCAAACCCATACCGGTGTCTTGAGCACCATAACCGCTGGGCGCTACCGGTGCGGCTGGATTCGTCAAAGAATAGTCAACTGAGAAATTCTCGGGACCTTTATATCCAGTTTGTCCGGTCATGAAATTGGTAGTTCCATAACCCGCTTCAGGCACGCCGCTGTATAAATAATCACCGCCTTTAGGCATCTTCAAACCTTCAATGACTGCGTCAGAAGGTTTCAAACCCATGTTGCTCTGTGTTTGAGCAGGACGAGACATACCGCTCGCCAGACCTGTTAACGCCCCGCCTAATACGGCAGACTTGGGGTCATAACCGGCAGTAATCATTTTACCGAACTGCTTACCACCAGCGCCAAGCGAAGCATTGCCGGTCAAGTCACCAAGCTGTTGACCCGCATAAGTACCTAGAGCGCCCGTAGCCGCGCCTTTCAAGAAACCTTGACCGGTGGCCATACCCATACCGCCACCAACGAGCGCGTTACCGAGAACATTCTGACCAGCCGCGCCTAAATCTAAACCTAAGCCAGTGTTAGCCGCCCCGCCCACGTATTCACCTAAACCACCGCCCAGACCGCCTAACACTGCGCCTTTCAGCGGATCACCGCCGGTCAGAGCAGCCGTACCGCCGCCAATGACCGCACCACCCACCATGGTGGCGGCTGTACCGGTGAAACCCATAGAAGCGCCGATCGCAGAGCCAGCTCCAGGGACGATAAAGTCCAACGCGATCGGCAATGCAACAGCTAAAAACTTTTTGAGACTGAACTTGTACTCAGGTAACCCCGTGCGCGGGTTAATCGTACCTGAGCCGCCCATACGCTTGAGCATCTCAGCTTCACGCGGGTTAATGTGCGCCAGCATCGTATCGCCGTGGCGACCTAAAGAAGCCAAACCGCCTTTAGCGAATCCTTGCTGCTTAGTGCGCTCTTGCATGCCGTACAACAGCACCAACAATGAGATGATCACTACGGGGTCGAACTGCTCAGGTAGATCACCCTCTTCAACCATGTCATCTTTAACAGCAGAGGCAACGATCTCAGAATACTGTTCAGGATTATTAAGCGCAAACTCAAGCATCTGTACGAGTTCATCTAAGCCTTCACTCGTGATCGGCATGTCACCGATTTGGTTCTCAAGCGTTAAAACCGCCTTTGAGAACCTTGGGTCGCTCTTAGCTATTTCAAGAATCTGTTGCTTATCCATTTGTCACTCCAATTAAGACAGCGATTGAGCAAATCGTTCAGCCCAGTCACGCCAATCATCAAAATCGTAAGGTAGAGGGAAGTTTCTACCTAGCGAAGTATTGTTCAAAAACTGCATAGCCCAATTCTGCCAGTCATCACCGTCAAGACGACTAAGCGCCCCGTAGCTGTCCAGATCGAGCGCAATCTGATCAGCCCAGTCATGTAGCGACATGTAAGAAGGGCGAGTAATCGTGGTCATCCGAGCACCGTCCTGTCGCCCGAGTCAATATGTCCAATGATCTGACCCATTTGGTAATTACCACCCACAGCGTTTGACTCAAAGCGTACACGCAACTCGCGGCGTTGTTCTTTGAGCATCACGATCTGCTGGTATGGCTCAGAAGCGGTCTCAGGGAATGAGAATACGCTACTGAAAACTTCAGGTGCTCTAGCGTTAGCGCGACCTGTGACCTGCACGGTCATAGGACCGCTTTGTATAAAGTCAGGTTCAATTTCAGTTATGCGGACATATTCGTTCTTACCCTGCGGCAACGATGACAAGTCTGCCGTTTCAAAGTATGATTGAATCGGCAGTGTTGATTGACCTTCAACAGCGTCAACACCCTGCTCATGAATCCAAACTCGATAGCCGCTCGCGGTAGGAATACAATCTGTCAGCAGAGGTGCGGCAAAGCCATTGTTGTAACCGCCCGAGGCGCGACCGGAGGCGGGCAGCTCGGTGTCATACCAAGAGTTCTCGCGCACATTGTAAATGATGGCGTGTGTGCACTCTGTCGCGTCATCGCGTGGGTAGCACCACCAGATTTCACCGAAATGAGGCACTTTGAACGCAAACACTTTTGCTCTCTGGCTCTCATTGATGTTGTCAAAAAAGTAGTTCAGGTTCATCTGGTTAGGTACTTCACGCACCACGCCGTTGAACATCAAGAAGCGGTCAACACCACACCAGAAAAACACGCCATCATAATCCACCACACAGTCGGGTGACATGATAGAAGTGTCTGTGGCGATCGTGTCAAACTGAAATACGGTAGCGCCGCCCGTGAAAGTTGCACGAATCACAGCGTCATAAGCCCAGAACAGACCCGCTGGCGCTGATCCTGAGCCTGCACGCAATGGCATGCCCTTAACGATCTTTTGACCCCATACACGCGCTATGCCTGAGCCTGAGCCACTTAAATCAGTAAAGTCGCCACCAACAGACCAGCCCACAATACCAGCCGTACCAAAGTAAAACAGGTAAGGGAATAGCATCACAATTCCACCAGTGGCATTAGCACCAGCGGGTAATGGAATCTCTACCAAAGGCGCAGTTCCAAGCACATCGCCATAGAAAATCTGACCACCAGTGTCGTTACATACGCACTGCAAATTAGGTGCTACATGCGCAATGATGGAGTTGTATGTGGTTGATGCGTCATACGATGTCTGAAACATCCACTGGTTGTAAGCAGAACTAACCAAAGCATCTGCGCCACCAGTCATGTTAGTCACTGTGGTTGTGATCGTTGTTGTGTTAGCTACCACCACAAACCCGTTAGTAGCTTGCCCAGCAGTTGAGGCTGTAATGGTGATCACCGCGCCAACAGCAACAGCACTGTAATTTGGCGAAGAAGTAAAAGCTGTAATGTTTGCCGCAACAGCCGTAGCAGTCGTTGGTAAATCGGTCGTAAACGAAACAGAGCCTGACGTAATGGTCACGCCGTTCACAGTGATACTGTTAACTGACCCAGCCCCGCCGCCCGTCAAAGTAACTGTTCCGGTCGCGCTAACGGCAACAGGGGTTCGGTTACTGATAACTGAACTGTTTTTAGTTGTGTCAATCGTAAAACGCTCAATAGTAGACGCGCCCGCTGAATGGCAATATTGCAAGCTCTGCTGGGTAAAGCTGTTGAAGCCGCGAGAGATTTCTGTCAAGTATTTATTGATCGATCGGTAACCGAGAATCTTTCTAGGAAGCCCGCGCTGAAACCTGACCCACTGTCCGTCAATATAAAAGTCACCGTCGTACTTAGTACCGTCCCGCTTAATACCGGCGAGAGACTTGAGGACTATCGTGGATTCAGGCATCAGAATGTCCCACCAACGACAACACCAGCAGGAGCAATACCTAAAGCGGTCCACGCCGCTTGTTGGTTAGCTGCTTGGAAAATTGGAATACCTACAGCCGTGCCGCCGAGGTTAATCAGTGCGCCACCGGCTGTGGTAGCCCCTGTGCCGCCATTCGCGACAGAAATCGGGTAACTCGCGGTTGTTGTGTCAGCATCAACTACATCACTACCGTCACAGTAATAAATACCCCGTGAGCCTTGTTGAATCGTTAAACCGGTTCCAGCAGAAGTCCTAACAGTCAGCGTGTAAGCGCCTGTTGTAGAGTTGTCAATCCAGTATTGTTGCACCGTCGCAGGAACAATTACCGTTCGGTTGCCAGTCAAGATGCCGGTAAATTTGTAAACAATACGGTTCAACTCTGAACCGGTTAGCGTGTATGTGCCAGTTCCAGCAATAGCAATTACCGTGTAGTCAAATACAAAAACGGAAGCCTGACCGAAACCTAGCGTGTAGAAATTTGTGCCGTCAGAAATAATGACAGACGATTCGGTCGGTTGATAGGCTTTTGTTGCAAGCCCGTCAATCGTGTTAATACCGGAAGGTGTGAGTGTGACTTGACCGCCGCCTGAGTTGCGCAAGTACATGAACCAATTATTACCGACCGTGGCGGCGCTAGGCAGGGTCAATACGCCTGAGCCTGACCCCGTCCACAAATACATTTTGGCACGGTCTGAGTCACCCGCCGTGTAGTTAGAGTTGAACTGCGTAATAGGCACTGACTGAGACAGTAACGTGCCAACGGCCACAATACCCGTACCAGCGAGCGCTGAAGCATTGGCTTCAGAGACGGTAGCGCCGAACTGAAGCGTTTCCCACAAACCATTCGTCGTGGTGTTGCTTGTCAAATAGATTTGCCAAACTGTTCCCGACGCAATCGACGCAACTTGCGTACCGCCCGCATTTTTAACAAGAAAGGTTTCTGCGCCTTGGTTGTTAAACAGGATGGTGTTACCCACGCCGCTTTTTTGCGCATCGGGCAAGAAGATCGACCGCCCCGCCGTGGATGCTGTTACATCAATGATGCGGGTCGCTAGATTAGTGCTGGTTGAAGTTTCCTCTGGCCAGCTCAGCACGACGTCCGTAGACGTCAGCGTTATTGCGCTGTAGCTGATCTCGCTCGGGTAGATATTTGCACCACCAAAGACATCGGTATAAATAGGCATTACGCTTCACTCCTGTTTGCTGAGCGATCCATGATACGTTTCAGGTCTTCTCCGTTGAGAGCCTGAGCAGCGCGGTCGTACATTGCTTGCCACGTCTGAATACGCTCGTCTTTTTTAAGGAACGGGGTGGCTTCTAGCAGCGTTGCGTAAAGCAGCACATCCGGTGCGTATTCAGTGAGCCAGTTGGTTTGTAAGTCATCGCCTAGAAGGGCGGGTTGCTCGTAGTATAGAATTTCAAGGGTCTGCACTGCGGAAGGCGAGGGGGTAATCAGCCAATGCTGATAATCATAGTCAGCGTAGAACTGAGGTGCGGCGGTCTGAGCTTCATTAGGCCAGTAACTGCGGCAGTACTCGTATGAACGGGCGAAAATAGGTGACCCGTTGACCGTCATGCTAATCGTGTCGCGCCAGCGGTCGGGCTTGAGATAGACAGCCACGCCAACGGATAAAGGCGTGCTCACCGCTCTGATGAAGCCTTGGATTTTAAGTTCGCGGGCGATACGGCGCTCACCTAATGTGATTAGGCGAGGAAGCTGGTCGTAAACGATTTGGTCGCTCTCTTGCGTGAAGCCACGTTCAAGGTAGCGGCGCACGTCCACCAGCAGACTGTCGTACGTCATGCTATAGCTCATAAATACTCCATGGGTATTAGCCGCTGATTCAGCATGCGCCGTTTTGATGAATTATAACCTTGAAACAAGTTTCAAGGCAAGTTGAAAGTGTCACTTACTGGCAACGCCCTTGGTCTTCTCAAACGAGCGCATACCCGCGATACCCAAGATACCTGACAATATCACCCAAAGTTGGTCCGCTTCAAGCACTGGAGGGGGATCCATACCCACGGGAACCCAGCCCATAGCTTGTAAGTATTTCCACGCCCACTGAAACAACGGGTAGAGCAAGAATTGATACGCCATCGCCGCTACGCCGATCCACCCGATAGCGGGTCGCCAGCCGGAGACGAACACACTAGACGACGCTGCTTCAATTTTGTTGACCTCAATTTGTGCTAGGTCGGTGGCTTGGTCGATGCGTTTTTCTTCAAGATCGAGCTTACGCTGCTCAATCTCCATCTCCATCTTTTCTTTGTCAGTGGTGATGAGGTCACCCGCAACTTTACCCACGGCTTCAATGATTGATCCTACAGCTAGCAAGCTCATGCTAAACCTTTCAATGTGCGGTTAATCCAACCCTTGAGAAATTTAATTTGCACGGGGTTTTTATTGCATATCTCAACGTAGCGGGCGATCTTAGCCAACGCGTAAGATTCTTTAAAGCGCTGACCATCGGTGATTTGGTTTAGCTTCTCAATGGTTTTAGCGCCGATACCGCCATCAGGCGTTGCACCTACAACCAGCTGAGCCAGTTTGACCGCCATACCCATACCGGCGTTTACGCCGAAGTTGAAGATAGAGTTGGCTACGTCTTGATTAGCGATCTCGTTGCCGCGCATTTTGTCCCAGAACTCAACACGGTAGAACTCACGCACCATAGGTGTCAAAGAACCGCCGAACTCTTTCTTGTCGACTAGTGGCCAGCCGTTCCACTGAGGGTTTTTGTTGCGGGCAATGCCGGCATAGGTCATACCGCCTGTGTCTCCAGGGACTTCGTGCAGGACGTAACCGCCCTCGTCTCTGATCATTTGCTCAAAAGCCGGTTCAAACTGAGCCATAACTTTCCCTTTACTGTTTGTTTCTACTCAGCATGGTTGCTGCAATTTCCATCATGGTTCTTGCCACTTGAATGTCAGCAGGTTCATTATCCCAACCCACAGTAATCTGGCCTACAAATCTGCTTGGGTCAGGTGGAATGCTGATTCGGCAAGTGTAGGTAACCCCTTTGGCGATGTACCACAAACCCATCTCTGACTGCGCTGAACGATATTCTCCGCACGGTATTTCGCCAGCCATCAGCTTAACTACATCTGAATTGTTAGCTGCGTTCTGCGTAAAAAGCCCTACGTCAAGCCCGTCGTTAGTTTTGTCCCGACCTTCTTTAGTGTAAGCGCGGTGCAGCACTCGAGTTCCAAACATGGGGTTCACTTTGAACACAGCAACTATAGTGGCGTTAGTGGTTTTGAATAAATGTGCCGCCGCGTCTTCTACTCTGTCCTCAACAATGCTTGGCATTTTCTTGGATTCTTTGTACGCGCCCATCAACAATTCTTGGTTCTGCCAAACGAAATAACCAGAAAAGGCAAACACCGCCATAAGTATTAACGCAAACAGTTTGAACGGGCTATCTACATAAGACAGAACCTTGCTCAATACATCTGCTGGCTTTTCGTCACTCATAGTCCAAACATTCCCAATACTTTTTTAGCAACATCGTCTGGCAAGAAGCGTAATAGGCCAAGCACCCACCACGCAATGCACAAACGCACAAACACTTTACAAAACAGATCAAATTGTTTTTGGTACTCATTCACCGCCCACACCTGTTGACGGCACAAAACTCAAACAACTCATACAAGCCAAATGCCAACATCATTAACAAAAAAGCACCCGCTGTCAGACCAGCCGCCAATTCAAGCTCCTCTTGTGCTTTTTCTTTCTTACGTTTTTCTTCTTCTCTGGCTTGCCGCGCAGCTATAGCGTCGTCTCTGTCCATCTCAGCCGCTCGCGCTTTAATCTTATTCCATACGTCTATATTACCTGTTTGCATGTAGAGCATCTGCAACTCAGCCTCTAGTTTGGCGGTCTGCATCAGCGTGTTTTCTATCTGCATCGCCAACGCAAAGTTAGACTTGTCGCCTGACCGCTTGGCTTCAACCATCGCCTTAGACGCTTGACTTTTAGCGTCAAACATCCGACCAACCATCACGCCTAAGCCGCCTAGGTCATTTGCTACCTGCGCCGCCTTCTTGACAAGCCCTATAGCGCTTTGAAGACCCGCTAAAGCGGTGACAGGATCAATCATTTCCGTTCAACCTTTTGCCACTCAAGGCATACTACTTTGCGATTATAGACATCTCCTGTCCAAGCCCACCGCACACACCGATATTCATCTTTCTTCTTTTGACTGGACGTTTCTGGCAGTAGCATAAAAATCACCAACAACCATTTCATCCCCAAATCCAAGCAAGGGTGAACGTCCCCCAAATAATAAAAATGGTTACAAAGGCTGCAACGAAAAACGCTTCAGCCCAGTCTCTCATTTCTACACCTTTCTGTCTTCGGCAGCAATAACTGCTGTCGAGGTGTCTCTGTCAATCGTTAAAAAGCCGTGGCACACAATATTGTAGTCTGCGCCATTTTCGTCTTTTTCGCTCTTGACAGGGACTGTGATGTCCAAATTCTTGAACAAGAACTCTTTACCATTTTCAAAGACTCGCCAAACGTGATCCATTGACCCGCGACCTTCCATGCCTCTGCTCTTATTGAACCTAATTTGGTACGTGTTCATATCACCTCAGCAGGTGGTGGAACCGGCGGCGTCTTCTCTACGCCAATCGTAAAATGAATGAACGTGAATGGCTTGTCAGACCTATTCTTTGTGAACAGGTGGGGAACCCAAGCGTTAGTGATCATTAGCATTCCCGCTTTCGGCTGGAAGTTCACAGTCACAGTTGAGAGCGTTACCTGACTGACATCTTTTTGCGGTAAGTTGATCTGCTTCTTAGCTTGGTTTGGGTCTGAGAAAACAATTCTCGCTTCTTCATCAGGGCAGTCAAGGAAGTAAAAACCAACCAACTGAGCACCATCACCGTGGATGTGCTCGTCCATACCTGAATATTTTTGATGTTCTTGCGCCCAAAACTCTAGAAGATGCGTGCTCCTATTACTCATGTCGTAGCCTTGGCTGTCTAAGATGTTCCAGCCAGACTGAGCAATGTGTGTTACCAGTGAAGATAGCCGACTGTCAAACAGACTTGCTGTTTGAATGAGCAGCCCGTCTGGAGATTTAACACCACTTTTTAAATAGTCAGCAACAACTGTTTTTGCTTCGTCCAAGAACTGAGGCTCCTCAATGGTGTAAACCACTGAAGAAAAATAGTAGCTTGTTTCAAAGCTAGACGCCATGATTAAGCGGTTACTCGCTCAATCCAAGATAGCGTTGCCTCATCCCAGTCATAGGATTTACCGTTATCCGGCATCGCCACAGGAGCAACCCAATCTTTTTTAACCACGTCAACAACCCATGACGGGAAAGGTTGAGCGGACATAAAAACATTAAGTTGTTCGTTGTAGATCATACCAGCACCGGCGTAACAACCACGGATTGACCCGTTGTACGAGGTCTGCACCCAACGACCGCCAAACAAGCGTTCGCAGTACGCCGCGCCAATATATTCTTTTTCCACGCCTTGGGCATTAGCCGTGTCTTTGTTGGCAATTACGACAACACGCAACACTACGTTGTTTGAATCAAGTTCAGCAAAATGTGCCATTACATATCTCCGATTAAAAAACCCACGAAACCACACTGTGCCTTACGCCTTCAGTAATTTCATTCACTTTATGGGGGTACATGAAATTAGACGGGAACACCATGACAGAGCCTTTTGGCATTTCAATCACGGTGTCTTCCCACATTATAAACTCACCGCCCTTGTACCCATCATCTAATGCGCCAAGAACGCTTAACACCGGCACACCTTTACGTTGACCGTCAAACATGCTATGAATGTGGTCACAA